AGCAACCAGTAACTCATTCGGGGGTCTCCACGACGGTGAGGATTGTGTCGCCGCTCGCCACCTTGCGAAGCTTGCGCGGGGGTGGCGCGGCCTTGTCGGTCTCGGCCGTCGGCGCGAGCTCGGGCGGTGCGAGTGGCGCGTTCGCTTCGGCGAGCATCGCGTTTTCGCGTTTGAGCTTCGCGACATTTTTCGAAAACTTCATGCCGGTGGTCTCGCGCGTGGCGCGGTCCCGCGAGATGAAGCCTTGCGCGACGAGCATGGTGTACCCGTTGGCTTGCTTGACGAGATCGACGCTCGGTTTGATTGCGCCGCTCCAATCGGCGAGCGTCCAGGCCGCGAGGCGATCGTATTGCGCCGGGTCGCGCCACGACTCGAGCAGCCCCGTGGCCGTGATGCGCCCACCGAGCACCTCCGATAGCAGCCACTCGGCATAGATCGGCTGACAGAAATCATCGCCCCACGCCGCTCGAACGGGGTTGAGATAGAGTTTGAATTCGTTGATCGCCGCTTGGCTGGCCGAGTAGTTGCTCGAAAACGAGAGCGTCAAAATCTCGGGCGGTATCTCGAGCACCCAACCGATCGCATAGATGACCGCGGACTCGAAATCGGAGAACTTTTCGTCGGTGCCGGTGGACGAGAAACCATGCGGGGTCTCGCCCGGTGCGAGCTCGTCGAGCACCGCGCCCGGGATCATCTCGGTGAACTTGAACTCGCGCGGGGCCTTGCCGGGCCCACCGAGCACGACGTCTTTCCCGCGCCGGACCGCACCACCGGTGAACGGGCGAGAGCCGGGCGTGTCCTGCTCTTTTTTGATGAACATCGCGAGTATCGCGTTGATCGCGGCCTTGCGTTGAACGGCGTCGCGATAGCGGTCGATCTCGCGCAGCGATTGCAGGATGATGGAGAGCAGCGGCTCGCCGCGCACCTCGTCGAGCAACTTGTCGGTGCCGTAGACGAGCCAAGCTTGCAGGCGCCCCGTCGAGGGACCAATCCGCGGCAAGCGCTCGGCGCGCCGCTCGCCGGTGACCTCGTTGACCTGGACGACCCAATAAGCCACGTGCCGCCCCTCGCGGTCGAGCTCGACGCCGTGCCGGACCGTGTTGCCGGCGACGATCTTCGGATCGCTCGGGCCGAGGCCGAACGGGGATTGCACGCGCGCGCCGTCGACGAGCCGCACGCGCGGCAGCCCCGTGCCGGCATCCTGCAAGAGCACGACGAGCACGTCGCCGGCGATGAGGGCCGTGCGCTTTGCCATCGCCTGAATCGAGCCGAAGGCCTGTTGCCCGAGGTGGTCGCACAGCGCGGGCGTGCGCTCCCAAAGGTGAAAGCGATTCTCGACCGTCTCGGACCAGTCGGCGAGCTTATCCTCGGTGACGCCGAGTATCTGTTCGTCGGGCGTCGCTTCGAGCGCGAGCCCAGTGTTGATGATGTTTGTGACGAGCCGGCGGATGATGCCGCGCGCGTAAAGGTTCTGCTTGAAAAGCTGGACGCTGCGTGCGCGAAGCGTCCAATAGTCTGGGATGACTATTTCGGTAAAGCCGAACCCGCCGGGGAATTTCTCACCGTCATAGGAGCCGTACCGGGCGGGCGCTGGCGACGCATCGGCCACCGGCGCGAGCTCGACCTCGGGCTCGGGCGGCGCGGGATAAAGCCATCCGTAAACGCGGTGGAACCAAGGGTGCTTCACCATCCGGGCCTCACCTGGAACCGCGCGCAGCCGAGTCGCGCTTGCAGGGTCGAGATGTCACTCTCGAAGCCGCGCAGCGCGATGCGCATGCTGCCGAGGTTCGCGCGCGTGACGAGCTGTTGCGTTTGCCCCGTGTTGAGTTGGTAGCTTTGCGCGCCCGTCGAGAGGGCGGCGATCGCCGCCTCATACTGGATGACGAGCGCCTTCTTTGCGGCGATGCGTTCGACGATCCATTTTGTGTCGTCGCAACAATCGAGATCGGTGCTCATGCCGCCAGCGTCTCCCAAAACCGGTCCCACTCGATTTGCTCGAGCTGCAATTGCTGGATGCACACGTCATAGGCAACGATATCGAGCGCGACGTTGTTATAGACCGTGAGATCCCAGAGCTCGTTATCGGCGCCGCTCGGGCGAAACCAAGCGAAGCCGAGGCGTTTGCCCGTCGCCACATCGACTTTCTCGCGGCGCGTTTCGACGGTGAGCTCTTTGAGCTGCGCGTTCGTGGCGTCGAGGGGCGCGTTGAAGTGCCCCTCGGGCTGTAGCGAGAGCCCATCCCACGGGCGCCGCAGTGCCGAGCTCCAGCGGTCTTTGTACATGTCGACGCTGGCGCTCCACCCGAGCTGCCCGGCCGGCGTCGTGTACGACCAGAACTCTTTGAACGGCGAGCTCTTCGGCGGCGCGTCGCGGCCGCGCACCGGGTAAACGCCGGCCTCATAGCCCTCGACGAATCGATAGACGGTGTCGGTGAGATAGCCGCAATCGATGAGCGTGAGTTGCACCCGATACGTGCGGCCGCCGTCTTGCGATGTGTACTCTTTGGTCTCGATGACCTCGCGCAGCTTGCCCCACGTGCGCTCATCGTCGAGCGATTCGACCTCGCCGCGAAATCGCCAGTAGTCGACGAGCAGCGCGCGCCGCCCGCGGCACCACGCGAAGACGGCAACGGCGAGGTTGTCGAGGTGCACGTCGACGGCGCACGTGAGAATGAGCACGGGCGAACCGCAAAACTCGAGCGCCCATGCGTTCGGGATCTCGCCGAAGCGGTAGACCTCCCGACGGTGAGCCTCGATGATGTCGAGGCGCAAGCGCATGCCGCGCATCTCGAAGGGCTCGCCGAGCACGTTGTTGTAGAACACCTGCAATTGCCCGTTGTCTCGGGCGCGGTTATTCTCTTCGTCCCATGCTTCGAGCCACTTGGTCACGCACGCTTCCCACGTCTGCATTCCGACGGGCGAGTAAAGCGCGCTCAGGTGATAGCTGCGGTGATGGGCGGTCTCGGGCACCGCCGTCGCGCGCCACTCGGCGTTGTCTGGCGCAAAGAGCCGCGTTTTGTCGCCGTTCGCGTGGGGGTGGCCGCAGCGCTCGCAAAGGTAACGGACGCTGCCCTCGACGAGCCGGCCCTCGCCCATCTCCCAAACGATACCCGAGCGCTGCCCGGTGTCGTCCGAACGGCGCCACCTGAGCTCTTGCGGGTGCCGGCACTCGAGGCAGCGCACGAAATACTTTCGCTGATCGCCAGCCTGAAAGAGCCGGTCGATCTTGCTCTGCCCCTTGATGAGCGGCGTCGAGCAATCGAAGATCTTCCGTGAGGCCTCATACGCCGCGGTGCGGTCGGCCGAGAGCTTGACGGGGTCACCGTCTTTGCCGACCGTGTCAGCCCACCCGTCGATCTCGTCACGCAAGAGCACTTGGATCGGGATCGACCTGAGCTTATTTGCGTTGACGGCACCGAGCGGGACGAGAAAGCCGCCGCCTTCCCACTCGTACTTCTTGTCGGTGCGCCCCGTCTTGCGCGGGTTTTGCTCGTCGAGCGAGCGCACGAGGTGGTCGAGACCAGAATACTTGAGCATCGGAACGATGAAGCTCTCGATTCGGAGTTTCGCGAGCTCGGCGTCGGCCGTCACCAGCATCATCGGGGCCGTTTTGACCTGGTCGATGTAGTAGCCGATGGTGTTCTCGAGCAGCGTCGTTGCGCCGACTTGCACCCCCTTCATGATGGTGACGTGTCGGACGTCGCTCTCGGGCGACATGCAATCGATGATCTCGCGCATGTAGGGCGCGACGTCGAACCGGTAGTAACCTGGCATGCTCGACGAGCTCGGCGGCAGATAGCGCTTGGTCTCGGCCCACTCGCTCGGGCTCATGATCTCGACGCGCGTCGTCAGCCGCTTTCGCAGCTGCCGCACGAGCCAATCGTTTTCGGGTGCGAGGCTCATACGGATCGCACCTCGCCAGTGGTGATAAACCCATGCCATCCGCATCCGCCGCGTTCCTTGACCCGATGGATCGATGGGCTGAGGGTGAGCGTCTCGAACGTCTCACCCGTTCGACGCCAGCCGTCTTGCACGGTGAGTGGCCCCGGCCCGATGGGATTCGCGAACGGAACGTACAAGAGGTGCTCCGCGCCACACGGGCAATCGCACATGAGCCCGACCCCATCGGTGCGGGGCACGGGCAGCCCCTCGTGGGTGACGCCGGGCCCGCCATGGAACACAAACAACGGATTGAGCTCGGAGAGGAGTTTCACGTCTCGCCCCCGCGCTCTCGCCCGCACGCACAGCTCGGGCCCGGCGCGCCCCCGTCGGTCGTGCACGCGCCGCACACCCGGCACGGGCATTGGTTGCTCGGCACGCGGCAGCACGCGCAGCGACGACGAGGCTCGGCTTTTTTCAAACCGGGCATTGCGTGCGTCGTCGTACCCGTCCCCGCCACCGTCCCGCTCTGTCCCGGCGTCGGCACGACCGGAATCATCGCCGGCAGGAGCGGTTGCCGCTCGGGTCGCGCGGGCCACTCCGGCACCACGTCGACGTACGTCCTTCGGTGCGTCGGCATCACTCTGCGGCCTCCAAGAGCGGGGCCATCGGATCGTCCGCCTCGAGCGACGCCGCCATGTGGCTCTGCGCGGCTGCGAGGTGTTGACTCATGATGTCTCGGATCAGCGCCGTCGACGTCGGCATGTCCGAGCAGCCGAGGCGGGTCGCGATCGTGCGCGGTGTGTCGGTGAGCAACAATCGGAACGCGACGTCGACGTGGTCGATCATGCGGTCGACGGTCGTGCGCGCGATGAGCCGCCCGGCGACGCGCTCGCGCAGCATCTCGGCCTTGCGCGCCTCTTCGAGTGTCTTCCGAGACTTGACCCAGGCGACCATCGCCGACGCCGAGCCGTAGCGTTCGGTGAGCGTGGTGAGCGGCTCGCTCAGCTCGGCAAGATCGGGGCCGCCCCCGTCGAGCCACGTCCCGAGCTCGGGCACGGCGGCGGGGCGCTCCGCCCCGAGCTCGTCGTCGTCGTCGGGCGCGTCGGGCGCATCGACCGGGATCGCATCGGCGAGCTCCGCGGGCGGGGGCGCGACGCGGGCCTTGCGATCGGCGAGCCACCGTTTCGCGGTTGCGTGCAAGCAATTGACGCCCCGGCCTTGCACCGCCGCCGCGAGACGCCCACCCGGGCGGCACGCCTTCGTCACGCTCGCCCGCGAGAGCCCGAGGCGCCGGGCCATCTCGGCGCGCGTGATCACGTGCGCGAGGGTTTTCAAGACGCCCCTCGCGATCCCGCCCTGAGCCGTGGCTCACAGTGTGCCGCGGGTCCAGGCAACGCCCTGGCAACGCTCGTGTTGCCCGATGCAACAGGTCTAGCAAAAACCGGAATTTGCGAGAGGCGGCCGGTCGCGATGGTGAACCCACC